TGAGTACCAAGATGAGAAGGTGCTGAAGATTTCCAACACCCTAGACTTCGATGACTTCACTGAGGAGCACAAGAAAAAGGAAAAGCCTATAGGCTATGCGATCACTTGCTTTCCCGCTGGTTGCGTTGTTTCTCTTTCATTTTTGAACGGGCGTAAGAATGTAGCTTAATACCTTCATTGCGCTCAAAGACTTGCCCCCATGTCAGTTGACTTTTGGGGGCTATTTTATTTCTGTGGACCCAACAGAATCTAGCGAAATGGTATCGTCTATCTTTTGCCCACTGCTCTTCCTGTTCCCTAGAAGGATTGATCAAGTTTATCTATACTGAGGTTGTGCATGTCAACAAGGGTGACAAAATTATTAGACTCGTCCATTTCTCCCTTCTTCCAAACCCTAGATTTCTTTAGGTATTCATCCGCTTTCATGTCACCACAAAGCCAGACCTTCTCTAGGCCATAGTAGTTAAACCCCTTCTTCCTCTTAAACTGAACGCTTATAAAAACGTACCTGTCGGGGTTCTGGTGTAGGCTCGTCGACGCGACTGAGACTTCGTAGTGTCCCTTGATTGGCACCGTCCGGCGTTTAGTCTTGATCTCGATCTTCTCTCCATTAAGGATAAGATCGTAGTCGTAATCGTCCGCGATCTCCGCCCCAACATAAGAAGCAAATGCGATCTCACCCACACGGCCACCAAGATTGCCCTTACCGCTAGTAATAGAATTGTTAAGGCTACCCACCTCTTTGCTCCACTCGCGAGCCTTCCTGACCATGTAATCACTGTGTGGTATTACCTTCATTATCTGGCCCTCTTAGCTCTGGGGAGAAGGGCAAGACCTTCCCACTATCCGCGACTGGTTTGATTAGGAATCCTTGAAAAACTTTCCAAAGGCGCTCTTCCTGAACGCTCTCCGAATCCTTCTCTTTATATAGTAAAATTTCATACAGTTCATCTGGTTCTGCTAGTCCGTGATATAAAATATCGTTCATCATCTTGACCGCTGCGTCAAAGTGAAACACCATGATTGCAGTCAGGGATACATCACTCACCTTATCTCCTTGAGCCTTCGGTACAGCGTCAACGCTGCCAAGAATGCCCTGAAGTTCTCTTCGATTTCTGTTGACCTAACGGCCTCAAATCGCCCTGTTGCCTTGTCGCAACGCAGTATATAGGTAGCGTCTATCTTTTCCTCATACATGTCTTCTACGGCCTTAGCGTAGGCTGCAACCTGTAGATGGTACTCAGGGTAGACAGCTTTGGAAGTCTTCCAATCAATTACACAGTATTCCCCGTTAATGTTCGCTCTCGCGTCCACAGTTCCGGCATACTTGTGCGTTCGGTTGTATAGTTTTTCCTCTGCTGAAATCCACTCGACATTGTTCTCTCCGACCCAAGATTTAAATGCGTCTATGGAGTTTAATGCCTCTTCCTGCTTGGGAAGTTCCGGTATTTCACCACCCTTCAACTTCCAGTTGATAGCGTCCTCGACCCAATCATGGGTGATTGTGCCTATGTTGAGTGCGCTGGTAGATTTTTGACGGTATGCTGACTTGACCCCCTTGATGATAGCGTCCAGACCCATTTGTGATTTATACACATTGGTTCTCTTGGACGATGATTTCTCATCGTGGAAAATATTATTCTCAAGCCACCCAACCCCAACCTTTAGCGCCCAAGGCACTAAGGCTGGTTTTGAGATTACGTCTAATACTTTTGTTGCACTTGGGACTATCTCGTCTTCGACTTTGTAGGAGTGTAACCGCCGATCAAAAAGTAGATCGACGGTTTCACCATCCGGGTAGGTGATCACCATTAGAATGGTATGTCATCTGCCGAAACTGACGAGCGTGTAGAACCCCCACCACTTCCATTGTAGGGTTCTGAGATTCTACCGCTAAGGTACTCAAGTCCGCTTTTGGACGTAGACTTCCACAAACTGATCTGGAATTCCTGTCCATTAAACAGACCCTTCCCGGTAAAATCGGGTCGCTTGGGGTTATCCCCCTTGTCATTTACAAACACGGACACCTGTCCGTCTTCGATTTCGTAAGCCATTTGGGCCTCCGTTGTTGTGTGAAGAAGGTAGGAGTCGGCTTCTTCTTCCGACATCAATAACTCCTCTGCTGTACATATCGTAAAGGGGTCGTTTGAATTCACAATATCTGCGCCTCTCTCCGGCGCGATGCTTGTATGGTGCGCCAAACCTCTATCTGAGTTTCGGCAAGTTTGAGTTTCCAGTAGAGTGCTGTTTCCTTCTCCACTGCGTTTGCGTGTTCTGTCAGGACTTCCCTATATTGAGCATGTGCCCGACACCAGTTTTCTTTTTCCGCTATCGTCTTGCCTTCTGCATATTCAAACAATAGCGCAAGCTGCACCTTTCGGTAATCATCCAAGTGGATTCTTTCAGCTTTAGCCTTTGCGTATTCGGGTGCGTTAATCTCTATAGAGTCTAACGCCTCACCCATTTCTCTAGAATCAATCAAGATAGTCTTCTCCAAATAGGATTGGTTCATTGCAACTAAGTATGCCATAGGTAAACGCTCGTTGCAAGGTATTAAATATAAATGTCGCTTGGAAATCTAGTATGTCAGAATCCCCATTGTGGGCCGATGAATGACACTCAAAGCACAGTGGCATTGTCAGGTAGTCATTAGCCTTCAGCCCAACCCCACCACCACCATGAGGGGCATACCTATGTTTAAGGTGGTGAGCCACGGTGGTTTCACCATCAAGTCCACAGTTTACACACGGTAGGGTAGCAACCCAATCGGTGTACATCTTGTTGACCCACCGTTTGTTTTTGGGGATCATATCCCACAAACCCCCGTAAGACACTGAGCCTCTGTGTTGTCCTCAAAGATAACACCACGCTTACTGGCTGCCTCTTCATAAGGTACTGGAGTGATAGGCTGACCACCTCTGGACCCGTCAGGGTACATTGTAAGCCCTCTCAGGCCCGGTGCGTACTTGCTTATCATCTTGGCGTACTCTTCTTCCTTGTCTGGATTGTTTAGGTCTGACCCCCAAGCTGGTAGGTTTATGGTAGAACTGATTGCGTGGTCGATGTATCTCTGCACATCCCTCTGGAACTTAATCCTGCGCTCAGGGTCAGCAGCTAGGTCGGATGCAGACTCGATATTCTCAGGCTTGATGCCATTATCTATAAGAGCCTGTGCTGTACCGTCCACAGCGTACTGGAATTTCCACTTCGTACCGTCAACCAAGTATCTCCTTTTATAAGCAACGCTGGGGATCGGTTCCAGCCCGGACGAGGTTCCCGCAAGTAAACTTATGGTCCCAGTCGGCGCGATGGCCCGGTACCCCTTCGGTCTATTGAGGAACAGGCGATCACAATGCTCGTTGGCTGCCTTCTCTGATTCAGACTCGTAGATACTCAGCCAGCGCATTAAGTCTCGATTCATCTCGTACTTGTAATTGCGCTTGAGCAACCATTCGTGCATGCCCATAAGACCAAGGCCTAACCTACTGTTCTGCTGCCGTACCATTTCTATTTTCTTGGACGGAACTTCAGCCCTGATCAGGCCACACACTAGGAACTTGGATGCTAGGTGTACTATGTCCTTGAAATCCTCTGGGGTTTCTATGTTAGCCATGTTAAGACTGCCAATGTTACACACATCTTGTGATGTCGAACTGGTGATCTCAGTACAGGCATTACGCAGGGTTTCCCCCTGCTTGTCACCAAAGTTAAACGAGAATCCCGGCTCACCCGTCATCAAGGCTTGCTTAACATTTTTACGGAATGTCTCAGTCAATGGGTCTTTTAACCATGAGTCATCATAGTTAAGTGATATGTTCATCATGTCCAGTGGACAGGGAAAGTTGAAGTCCGCCATCTTGGCCATGTGCATGGTTATTTGTGAACCGGGTACGGGCATATCATGCCAGTTCTTTATGGTCAGGAAATGTTCTGCGTCTTCGTGTAGCCAGTTCAGTGAACCGTACATGGCAGATCGCCTAGAACCGCCCTGCATGACCTGTCTGCCGATCTCGTTTGTAGCGTATAGAAATGGAATCGGCCCACTGCTAACGCCCCCTGTACGTCCCAAGGTGCGCCCAGACGGTCGAAAAGCAGAGACATCGACACCAATACCACCACCTGTCATAAGGCTGGTGCCAATGTCCTGCCACAGCTTACCCCATTCTTCTCTTGTATCCTCTTCAGCTTTGAACAGGTAGCAGTTGTTATACATTCTGGCCCTACGGCCACCGTAATATATGTATCTGCCACCGGGGAGAAACTGAAAACTTTCAATGTACCTGACCAGTTGATCACGGTCATCCTTACTCAAAAGGTTATTCTTCGTGCCATCGTGGTCACCGCATACACTGTTTACGATAACATGTGCCCTGTCGGACCAGCTTTCGTATTGGTTTGCTGCATACTTCTGTTTAAATACTTCTTCTCCCAATGGGGTTCTAAATTCAGACACTGCCTAACTCCTTTCGAAATTCTTCGATTTCTTTGTTTTCTCGTTTAGCCATGATCTTGTCATAGCCCTCTGGTGTTGCCCATTCAGCCGGAGTTCTTCCATTGAATGCTTGCGGGTGATAATACAGGCGTCCGACCCCAAATAGCACCGCACTACGCTTGAGAGCGTCACTGATCGCGCCTTTCTCACCCTCTATTGAGGTGTCACCAGCACCGTCTGTTTTGGTAATCCATTGACCGTCTACCTTGATAGACAATTCACAGACTACACGACCTTGGACTTCGTGAAGGCTTGTGGACCAGCCACAAACCCCCACTACTTGGTCAAGTCTATCCATCACATCCCTAGCAGTGATGTAAACCAATTCTTTTCCGCCCGGACCCTTGCGCCACTTTAATTGTGACGGGCTAAAGGGTCGCTTTAGGGCGTATTCAGTTTTTCGGTTCATCGACCACCTCTTCGGTGATGGGGATGTACTTCACCGTGCCATCACCTTCGTGTTTGACACGGTACTTCTTCTCGACCCACTCCCGCTGCACGACAATCGCACCATCTTCGGGAATCATGGCTTGTTTATAAGCCTCATTCCAGTCCACATCGAATGGACTGCTGAAGAAGTTGCGGAAAGGGTGTCTTACTATCATTGACATCAATTATACTCCTTATTTAAAAGTTTAACAAGTGTGTCGAGTGAAATAATTGTAAATATATCACTACTATTATATTCACCGACTGCGATTACGGGGATACCACTCCCCTCATTTGCCTGACTCCATGCTTTTTTAAAGAGCCAAGCTGGTAATTGTTTCCGATACTTGCATTCTATATCAAGTGTCGGGTGATCTATGTCCAGACCCTTACGGCCTGTTATGGGTATGCGCCGACCACCGACCTTATCAGCAACCCTGCGCTCAAAATTCTTCCAGTTACTCATAGTCTAGCTTTAGTTTGCCATGAGATAGTTCGCTGATTGCTTTGGCGAATCTGGCATCGTCATCAGATTCCTCATCCTTTTCTAGGTCTGTAAGTGCTTGATCTTTAATGGAATACCAGACCTTATGCCGATAATTATCGTAGGGGAATAGGTACTCTTCCTTCCCATGGTTGTAGCTGTCACTGAGCATCCGGGGTTGGTGTATGCGACCCTGTTTCCATAGCCTTTGGAGCAACTCAGCCTCTTCAGTGCTATCAAAGTACCGCATATCATAGAAGTGGCTAGGGTCGTGGAATGGGTGTCGTGTAGAGGTACAAATCAACAGCACCTCATCTTCGTTGATGACCCCCTCTAGTATGTCCTTAGTACAGACGGACAGAGACTTGCCTATCCAGTGTCTAACCATTGAGGTGCATTTGCTCCAGTTCTCCCACGACACCACCATTTGGTCGGACCTTTTCGTCCATCCCAATTTGGGTGGGGGGTATATCGTGCATGTAGAAATTCAGTGATGCCATATCAAAACACAGGTCAAGGTCCATTTCTGCACCATCCCAATGTCGTGCCTTGCACAGGCTCATGTAGGCGTCAGCACCGTCCTTCTCATACTCACGGCCCAATATTATTACATTGTCGGCCCTGTTTGTTATGTCGGCGGACCCTGCAACAGACCACTTATCGAGCCGTGTCTTGACGCTCTCCCCCTTACGGGCGTGGCATACCAGCATGATGTGTATGTCCAGCCCTCTGGCTGCATTCGCCAGCATGTTGACAACGGCCTTCTGTCCGTTCCAATCATCAGATGCCATACTCATAGTCATGAGTGAGTCGACAAGAATGAATTTTACCTTGAATTTGTCAACCGCATAGCGGATAACAGAACCAAGTGTTTTAGGGTCAACAGAACCATGCTGGTCATAAAAATATATTTTATCTTTTGACCATTGAGCAAAGGATAGAACGGGGGGCATGTCGGGGCGTGACTGCAAGCTACATTGGCGTATCATCCGGCTCACCTGCTGGGGTCCACTCATTTCTAAGCTGACTGCCATGCAGGGGTAGCCTTGATCGACGGCATTGATGATCACCTGAGAGGCGAATAAAGATTTACCGGCGCCGTTGATACCGGCTAGGACGGTTATTTCTTGCTCACGCAAGCGGAATACAGAATCAAAGAGGGGGAACGGTAGTTTGATACCGCTCATGTGGGTGCCATTGAGGAACCGATCTAGCACCTCATCTAGAAAATCTCCAGCCTCACGGACCTTTCTTTCTGCGTCCGTGATGCGCTCATATGGTTTTAGTTCTTCGCGCTCAATGAGCATAAGATTCGTTTCTCAGGTCATCGAGGTCGAGAAGGTGTTGGTGGTGGTCCATCTTGCGGTACACAACCATCAACTCATCAGCAAAGTTATTGAGTCGATCGGCGAATCGGCGCATTTCTTCTGCTGCGCTGTAGATGGTGTCCATGTCGGGAAGTATAGCATCTTCCTTCATGTCGTGGTGCATTTCATCGCACTCTGTTGCTGCTGATTTAAGTAGCATCTTTGCGTTTCTTTCGCACCGTAAATGCAGGGTACTCATTTTCTAGTTCCTCTTGTGTAAAGTGTTTAACGGGTGCCGGGCGTGGTGGTGGTCGCCACCAGTTCCGGTCTTCGCC